AGTCAATACCAACAAGCCCGACTTGCGCCGGGCTATTGGAACAACTTAATCACCTTAGGCAGTTGAACTGACTGTGTGATTAATGTTTACGGCGAAAGCAGAATTCAGCACGTTAGTGCCAAACAATGTCTTCCATCCTGCCGTTGCAATTTTGTCTGTCGGGTCTCCGACTCCACCGGAACCGAAAGGCTTGATATAAGTCTTAAGATTCTGGAGTTCGGAAACGCCGAACGCATCCTTACCAAACACGGATGTGACATAGATCGTGGTTGAAGCAACAACCGCCGACGTAGTTGCGTACGAACTTCCCCTTGTGTAGCCGTTGGAAGACTGTAAGAAGCGAACTCCATACAGTTTCCCGACTTCACCGGTCATAAGTTTCGTAGCATTACCCTCGGTGTATTTGTTGGCATCTATCCAGCCTCCTGTTGAGGCATCTCCCGTCAAATCGTAGATTGAATCAGGATGTGCTACCGCTACCCAGTTACCGTCTTCCTGTTGGAAGGCGTCATTCCTCTGAAGCGTTCTGGCAGCTTTCCTGACCTCGCTAATTATTAAGTTAGCTCCGGCTGGAACGGCTGACCAGTAGGCTGTGGCGGAAGCGCTCTGTTGCGTCATCGCTGTTGCGATAACATTCCTGACGAGTGTATCAATAGAAACGCCTGCATTGTATGCAAGCCTCTCTATCGCTGCCTTCATGATATCTCCCATTGAGGCATAAGCCAGAATGTCAGAGATACCAACTGCGTTATCATACTGTGCGGTAGAACCTGTCACATTCATTGCAGAAAAGGCTACCGTGGTTGTTGGTACTCCCTCTCCTGTTCCTGAAGTGATATTGTCCAGATTGACCCATTTCGTCCAGTAAAGGACTTGTGAGCCATATCCGCCTTCACCTGATGCAACTTTACGGTTTAGCTGTCCTAACTGTTTATGACAATTTTGTTACTAGGGCTAGGCATTTCTGCTAGCCTCTACACGTTCCCGTGTAGTTCGGACTATCGCTTCATTCAATTTGTAGATTTTATATTTTCTTTCTACAGATTGAAGCTCCTCACTTAGTCTCTGCTGGTGAGAAACAAGCCATTGACTACCTTTAGCATTTAGCTCTCTAAATTTCCAATAATACTCATCTAATTTTTTAACTATCTCTGGTGCTTTTGTCTTACCACGAGACTTTGTAGAGTTATAGTATTCTTGATATTCAAGAGCAAGAATAGCTTTTTTCTGTTTTATAATTAAATATGGCTGGAATAATCTAATCATTTCTTCCGCCTTTTGACCATATCTAATCCATTGAAATATTATTTTTCTGTTATCTCTTTTATTAGCGTATATGTAACCGCCCCAATTTTCCTTGAATGGTTCTACTACTTCTAAAACAGAATTTGTTATTCCAACAGTAAGATCAAAATCAGGAGTAATACGTTGCATAGATTTAAGTGATTTCTTCGATTGCGATTTATTCACTCGAATATATCCTTCTCCGTCAAATAATCCTGATAAATAAGCTATCCTAGTTGCTTCCATACGCAACTATTCTATCATGCTAAATGTTAATGTGCAAGTTCCTCTTCCATCGGGTTGTCCGTTCTGGAGTTTCCCGTTATTCAGAGGAGATTCATATATAAATTACTCCATATATGGGCTCACTAGAACCAGCTTTTTATCAGCTTGTCTTAAGAACAGTTCGTCATAGTAACGGTTTTTGATCGCTAAACCCGCACCCGTTGTATGGGTGGTTAATGTTGATGCTGTAGTTAAAGCCATAGTAATTTCACCCCCTTTAAAGTATTACTAATAGCCTTAAGTTGTATCCCACAACCCTTGCGATTTCAGCCACTCTTCTTTTTCTTCAATCGTCATCTTTTCAGGATCGGCTTTTGTGCCTTCCCTGTTAAGAACTCTATTAGTAATCCCCTGGTCGGACTGTTGGGCTTTCACAGACCGGGCCTCAAGTTTCACATCCGCCAGCTTTGAAGTTATCTTCTTAGCCATTTGTAAAGCCTTTCGTGCAGCTTCAAGACGGGTTATTGCGTAATTCCCTTTGGGGTCTTTTGAACCCTCATAGATGGAATAACCCAATTCGTCCATCTCTAAACTGTAGTCCGGGCTATCCGGGTTAAACTGAGGCAATGTACCTTTTAAGAGTTCGGTTTCAAGAGCTTCTGTCTTGTTTAAAGGAGCTTGAGCGGGAGGAGGCGTAGGAACGTAATTAGGTTTCTGCGCTCTTTCCCTTTCAGCTGATTTCCACTTAGCATAGACTTCCTTAAATCGGCTCTCAGGTACATACCTTTTTCCTGTCTCATCGGATGCGGTTTCGACCATCTCTGGTTCGTTTTCGGTCCCCTTAGTGTCTGTTGGGACAGACTCTTTGGTTTCCGCCGACTTCTCTGCCGTTGCACCTTCTTCAACAGTGGTTTGTTCTTGAGTTGATGACTCCTCGGGAGCAGTGTCCTCTGCTATATTTCCTTCCCCGTCAGTTACCTGACGGTTAAGGGCATCTAATTCATCGGGTGACATATAATCACCCCCTTTCGCATGGTTTATAAAGACCAAGAACTTCCCGTTTGCTTTTTAAGCAGGCTTTTGGCCTGGGATGGAAATAGGGGCAGGCCTACTTCCGTCTCAAATCAAAAACCTTGCCATCGAGTATCCTCATGTATCCCGGTACTCTGAACCCCCAAGAACACTTAGTGCATGATGCCGTCCCGTCATTGTTGTCCATGTACGTCCCTTTCATATAGTCCTTATGATTACAAAGCGGTAAAGGTATAGGGATACTCGTATAGTGTTCCCCACCTTCGAATATGTAATCATCACTTTTTGGCAACGGGCTTATTTTGTTCATCTTCTACTGCCTTGATATCGTTCTCTATTGATCCTAATAACTTTTTAATCCCTATTAACTCGTGCCTTTCACCTTCAAACTCCTCTATCTTTTTCTTTTCGTTTAAAAGCAGGTTTGAGGCGAATACCTGTACCTTGCTCTGGTAATACTTCTTAACCCATTCCCATCCCCGGCCCCTGACCATTACCTGGTAGTCCGATCCCCGCTGAAGGGACTGCTGGTATGCCTCCTGCTGCTCCTTCGTCAAATCCACCGACTTCACCTCCTAACATTTCCCCGCCCATATCTACACCCATTCCGGGTTGGGCGGGTTGCAAATCTTCCAATACGTCATTTAACTCAATACCTAAGTTGAGTTTCTCGAATACCTTTTCAGTCATTTCGGCATAGTTTAGTTTCTTACCTGATGAAGCCAATCCCTGTACCCAAGCGGGGTTAGATACTTTCTCAAGAGCTATAAAGAAGTTCTCCTGCATGGCTATGGGGTCGCTTAACTGTTCGCTAGAGGGAGCTGCGATAAAGTCATAGTCCCCTACCACAGAAGGTTGGATGTCTTCAGGCAAGAGAGTGAGGAAGGCAAAGTTATCATCCTCTCCTACAACCATCTTGGCCTGTGTCTCAAGGTCTCCCGGCATGATAGGCTCACCCATCATATCTGTTCTTCCCAGCTCTGTTTTGTCCCTCATGTATTTGACTTCGTTTCTGCCGATAATCCTTACTTTCTGTTTTTCAGTGGTGTATTGAATCCTTAGGTCTTTCCACTGGTTAGCTATTCTCTCAATAACCATAGCGTTAAAGAGCTGTATCTTTAATTTGAATTGTGCGTTTGCTTCCTGTTGAATAAGTCTGGTTCCGGTTGCGGTTTCATTAGCTGTGTTGGCTCCTGTGTTGATTCCCATCGTATAGTCTGTTATCCCTGAGCCGTTCTGCATGGCTGCGGTAAGGTAGTTCATTGTCTGGACGAAAGTCCCCCCAGTGACATCGGGAACGTTTATTGTATCTACCGCTTCCATATCGTCAGTTGTGACTATGTTTCCCGGAGCGGAGACAAGAGTATGAAGGTCAACCCCTGAGTTCTTCTTGACCTTCCACATATTCCTTAAAACCAATTGCACGTTATCCAATCTCTGGTTCAATACGGCGTTGATGGCTCTTTGAATACGGTCAATCGGTTCAATCTCACCCATGCCATAGAGTTCACCGGGATAAGGATAGTCAACTCCGTACACTATTGGCAGTTGGCCGTGAAAGTAAGGGTTCTCAACATCTCTTATGACTATTCCATATTCAGGTACACTAAAAACCCATCTGTCTTTCTCATATCTTATAAGGACAACAAACTCAGGGTTACTGATATCCTCTCCATGAAGCTCTTGAGTGGATAACATGACCCTTCTGTGTTCTCTGTAGTTGATATCTTGGGGCTGTGCGCCTCTCTTTTGTTTATCTTTGTCCTTACTGTCTTTAACCGCAGCCCTTAACTCTGACAGGTTCTTCCAATATTCTCCTCCTCTGGCATCATTTTCCTTCTCCATCTCGTCTAAAGTCTTGAAAGTCCTGTATATAAACCACCTCATGTTGTCTAAACTCGTAGCATTGGGATCGGGGAAGCAGTCGTAGATGTTCAATATCTCAAAGTTGGGCCCGTCATACTCTGTGTAAGTGAACTTTTTGGTGCTTTTAGGGGTCCAGACTGTCTTACCGTTAATAGTCTTGGGCTCCATTCTCGTCTTCTCGCACTCCCGGAAGTCCCAATAGGTTCTTCCGAAGGCCGTACCGAATAAGAGCATACTTTTAACAAACATGACGAGCTTGGGAAACATCACTGCTCTACGCCAGTCGTATTTAATAAGGGCATTAAGTATCTGGTTAGTTGCCACGTCCCCTTCCTCTGTGGGATAGAAGCTCCCTGTGGGTTCGTTAGCTACCATTCGTGGGGTTATAGTCTCAATTACTCTGAATATGCGTGGATCAAATACTTTAGCTGAGTGGGGATAGTTCTGTGAGTCTATGAAACACCGGTAGAGTTCCTCCTGTGAGTTCATTCTGTCATGTACGGGGTCGAGGTAACGTTTAGACAAGTCATACTGCTGGCTCATCTCTGTCAGAAGGTCTTGGTCTTTTAATTTTGCCATAAAAATAGACGCCC